GGCGCTGCAAGGAGTAGACCCGATGGAGTTTATCGATGGCCACTAACATCAAGGATGCCAGCTACGGCTTTGAGGCGGTCAAGTCAGTGCTCAGACAGAGCAAGGACGGTATCGTTCTGAGCTTGGTCATCCACCCAAGCGATGTGCCCATCCCCCTCCTCTCCGATCCCATAGGCTCACGCTACATGGTAGGGATGGCTCGTGTAGGCGACGATGAGGAAATCATTGAGCCTGAAAGCGTGCGAGAGGGTAAGCGCATGGTCACCAGTTGCGGCGCCCTGTGCAGAGACGATGACTTCCAGCGGTGGCTGCTCGACAACGGCTTTTCTCTTGAGCAGACCGAAGAAGCGGCGGCAACCAGCGTCAAACAACTGCTGAGAGTCGAGAGCAGGGCTGAACTGAGAGAGAACGTGGATGCCCAACGCAGGTGGGTTATCATCAGGCAGCGTTTCATTGACCGCGCAATACTTATGGAGACCGACATTGACGGATAAGATTAAAAAAGAACTACTTACTGAGGCCGAAGCTCTCGTCACTGGCCCTCGCGCCGAGGCTTATGGAGACACGGTAATCAACCACATGAGGATAGCCGATCTATGGAATTGCTGGCTGCGAAACCGAAGCTGGGAGGCGTCTCTAATCATCACACCATACGATGTTGCGATGCTGATGATGCTGGTGAAGGTAGCCCGCTGCCAGGAGAAACCGGGTCGAGACAACCACGTTGATATCGCTGGATACGCAGCAGTGATGGAAGATATCTATGAGCAGATAATAGGAGTGCAAGATGGCGGGCAAGAAACACCGACAACGACGACTTGATGAAGAGAGCAGGGCATGGAACATCGTATTCCCTGTCGCTCTTATTGCTGCCGTTCGTGTTAAGGCAGAGGAGGAGGGTGTCACGCCAGCGGCACTGGTGCGAGGGGCTGTTGAGCGCTACCTCTCCGACCACACGGCTATCTCGGGGGGGATTGTCACTGCGAATGCAGGAGGCAATGAATATATGAGGGGCATACACGAGGCAGCAGCGGTACTGCGTTCCATCGTGACGCAGCCACGCTATCCTGCGGGCAATACCCTTGGAGACGTGTTGGCACAGAAGGTCATCGATAAAATTGAATCTGATGGTCGGCAGAACACATAGAAATAGGGGGGGCAGCGACCAACTGCCCCCCCAAAGGTGAGGTAACCCTGATGACTGCACAGGATGGCAACATCAAACAAAAAGTATCAACAGTAGGCGGCGCTGTCCAGCTATATCTTAGGTATCATATCGATCATATGGCCATTGATGCCCAGCGTGCTGAGATAGCATGGAGAAATATGGCGCCGCGCCTAAGCAACGTGCCCCTTCATGACCTTAATGGCCGCACTCTTAGTGCCTATACTGCCAATAGAAAAGCGTCGGCGGGTACAATCAACCGCGAACTGGGTGTCCTGAGCGCTGCCATACGTTGGTGCTACGCTCAAGGCTACACGGATAAACTAATACTGCTACCTCGTCTTCCCTCTCCACCGCCTCGTCAGAGGTGGCTATCCAAGGAGGAGTGCGACAGGCTACTGGCTGCTGCTCGCCCCTATCCCCACGTCTGGGCGTTCATCGCGATGGCCCTGTTAACAGGCCAGCGCAAGGAAGCTATCCTTGGCCTGACAAAGGATCGGGTGTTTCTAGATGATGGATTCATCGATTTCAATGAGGATGGCCCCCTCTCCGAGAGGCGCAAAGCGAGGGCAGTAGTGCCAATCTCTGCTGAGATGCGTGAGTTGCTCGCGCTTCTTCAGTCCGACAGCATCTACGTTGTTAACAACAATGGCCGGCGCATCAGGGATATGAGGAAGATATGGAGGAGGGTGACCGACACAGCCGGCCTAGAGGGAGTTACGCCGCATACACTCAGACACACGGTGGCCACGCTGTTGGTGCGGGCTGGCGTCCCGCTCATAGAAGTGTCGAAGCTGTTAGGTCACAGGGACAGCAGGGTCACCGAGAGAGTGTACGCGAAGTTCAGCCCTGATTATTTGAAGAGGGCGACTGAGGCCCTGTCGATTGCTGCATGATCCCATCGCAGCAGTCGTGAACTGAACGGTGGCAATTGAGGCAAGCGTAATGCCCGTGGATAAACTTTAATCTCGTAACCACCCCGCACCACGGGCAGTCGTGCCACCCATCTGGATCAAATGAAGAACTTCTTCTCCCATCGTTTGTGTCGGAGCCACGGGATAAAGACATAGGGGAACACCCTTGAGATCCAGACGATAAAATAGTTTATCCAGTTCAATGGCCGTGGCAATGGCTTCATGACATCCATGAATAGTACGGCTCGTAGCTGATCAGTATTATTGACTGCCCAATGTTTGTAGGTGTCATCGAAGAGGAGGCAGCGGCCCTCCCTCCAGTAGGCTTTCTTGCCCCCGACTATGATGTAGCATCGGTATGGATGAGGGATGTCGAGCGCCAAATGCAACCGAAGCACCCCTGAATACGGCCCTGAGTGGGGGTTCAGCTTCTTTCGTGGGCCAAGCACAGAAATGTAGGCAGATATCACATAGGGATGGCGACGTAAAATAGCGGTGGTAATAGGCATCAGCTTACAGTTCTTCTTGAACCAGATGCGAGCGCCCTTCAGGAAGAACATTCGCCATCTGTCATCGTTGCTGATGTAGGTTTGATCTGGGCTTATAGTTTGGAATGGAGCGAAGTCATCGTACCGTTTAATGATACGATCATATTCCTTGCGTATATCACCAAAGCTCTCTTCCAAATCACTGGCTATAGACACCGCGTTGGCATCGTAGAATTTCTTTACTCCAAGAATATTCTTGCCCCGAAGCCAAGGCTGCATCAATCGTTCAATGATTATCAATCATTCCTCGCAGAGCGCTTCCCATACCGCATTGTATTGGTCGCCCCATACCAGCGTTGACTCTGCCCATGCCACTCCCTCCTCAACATAAGGGAATGGACCGGGCAAGCTAACGCAGGGAATGTACTTGATGTCACTCCGTATCGGGGGGGCCATACTTGTCTCGCAGCCGCTTACTGTCAGCATTATCACGAGCGCGACGAGCATTCTCAATCGCATTAAATGCATCAACAAGCCCCTTGTTTACGGCTTTAGATTCGCCAGCCTCCATAAGATTGCGATTGCGAGCCCACTCCGCGAGCAAGCCTGTCAACCTGAGCAATCCTTTTAGTATGCCGAGGATGCTCATGCATCCTTGTTCTTATTTTTCATCACGTTACCAGCCAGCACGTTGAGAACCATCAAGACCCAGTTAACCACCCTGTCATCAGCCTTGCTTGGGGTGAGCGCCGTCAGCGCAGTCGCCGCGCTAACGATCCCGAAAATCGCGTGAACGTATGAGGGCCAACTGGAGACCCAACCCAAAATGAAAACGCTTGAAGATTCGACAGCGGACATGTCCATTACACGCTCCTCTTATTGTTGGAACTGGCGGTATTGTCTCCCAGTTTTATCATCAGCGCAAGGGTCTGAGCCCTCTGTCCTACTTGGCCCGCCCACTTGGAATCGAGTAGTTCTTCAGCCGCCTTGTCCCACAGATCGTCACCCAATGTGCAGTTTTCTATTAGCCGTAGAGTTTTCTTAAATGTTTTCAGGCGGTTAATTCCCAGATTAAAATGTAGGTCTACCAGTGCTGCCTGTCTCGTATCGTCTAGTTTGGTGAACCAGTGGAAGTTCCTCTTCAGTTCGCCGACAGATATCTCAATGTCATTGTCGAGAAGATGTCGGCACTCCTCCTTGGTGAGCCCTCTATCTGTCAGATTTCTTCCTACGCCGATAGTAATCTTACCCACCGTGTCCGTATAGGGGAAGCACTCCAGCCCCTCATGGTGAATCAGTTGGTCAGCCAACTTTAGAAGGTCGAGCATCTACCCCCTCAACTCCCTGTTAATTTGAACAGAGAGCTTGCGGATACCAGTGAGTACATCTGATTTCAGGCGCTTGATTTGACGAATATATTTTCGTTTTTCCTCACTGCTCATTACACGATCAGCCCTGATCTTAACCTCCTGATTACGCAAGTCAGATATCCTCTCACTCAAGTAATCTATTCTTGCCTTACGAGATACAAGCGGCCAGTTCTCTCTCCGTCTCTCCGCTGCCTGCTCAAAGTTCATGTTTGCCTCGTCTTCGGCAATGGAGTTTGCAACAAGTGCAAGTGCTTCCTTCAATGCATAGAAAGACTGAAGGTCTCCCCCCCCAAGTTCATCCTGCAAGAACCTCTGGAAGAATGGGTACTCTGTTGGGTTCATCGCCGGGGCATCCGGGTATCCCGCTATCGATCTTGAGATCGCATCCACTGCTTGGAGAGAATAGCGTCCCAGAGTACCCGTGTATGCTATCAGTATATGTTCTATCTTCTCAGCGGAGATACCTGTTATTTTTGCCAGTTCTCTGGCAGTTTCCCCGACGCCAGCCCGTGCCTGCTCAGGAGCATTGCCTTCTGAGTAGGAAGGAACGATAGCTGACATATCATACATTCTGACATTCACCGCAGCTTCGACCAACGGCTTCATAAACTGTGGTATAGGATTCATGTTCAGCGTGCCGACCACTCCTCTACCCATAGCCTGTCTAAAATCCTTGGCATCGTCAGTGCCGTTGATCAATCTGATCAAACGCTCTGGCAATACCTTGGTGAGTAGTCCCACCTCAAAAGCAATCGGTATCTTGGGCACTGAGACTGTCTTGGGGTTAAGGCCCATCCACTGAGGCTTCAGGATAAAATACATATCCTTCTTCTCTTCAGTGGCATTGGCATAGTGTGGGTCTTCCTCCGGGTCATCACTATGAGCAAGGGCATAGGCCGCCGATAGAGCGACAAGAGTAGTCGTGCGCCAGATAAATCTGCGCTTCCTTTCTGCGACCCTGAAGCTGCTGATACCATCTGCGCTGGCTGGACTGCCACGCCATAGTACATCCAGCCCCTGTATCCTTGCATTCAAGAAGGGAACCAGTGCCGTAACGAATTGAATGGCCTTGCTGCGCCCTTTCCTGCTGAAGTTAATAACCTCAAGAGCTTCGTAAGCGGCCTGTGCTTCGTTCCCTGTCTCTCGTAACACAGCATTATAGACAGCAATACGGGTTCCCATATCACTCGCTACCGTTATATCGTCTGCGAATTGCCACAGCTTCATAGCCGGGGCCAGCGGGGATTTGATGCTGGGTATCCATCCCTTGGTCAGGTAATCCTTAGCTGATCCAGCGCCTGCGACACCCCTCCTCATGTACCCTTCCATAGATTTCTTCGCATCTTTGGGATCATTCTTGAAGTCAAAGCCACCGAAGACACCACTCGCCCTTAACAGAGCAGCCGATCCTGTACCACCCAGAGCCTCCCCGAAACCTAGTGCAGTACCAATGACAGGCCAGATACTGGTCCCTGACGTAGTCCAAGCAGTGACCGTATCACGCAGCAAATTCGCCAGCATGAAGTCGGGCGTCTTGGTAACCAATTCACGAAGAAGATTCGCAGGGGTAGACATGATAGACATGCCCGGAATCTGTAGATCACCTGTTGCCTGCATGGAGTGAAGAAGCAGCGGGTCTGACGTGTAAAACCATACCGTCTCCCCATTAATCCTGACACCTATCTGATCGTTTACTATAGATTTACTCTCTGCTCCGGGGGCTAACCGCTCCGCCATATTCAGCCGACCCAAATCTCTAATGGCGCGCAGCATCCCCACGTTCCGCATGGAAGCGGTGATGGCAGCGTTGGCATTACGAAGAATATTCTCTAGAGGATCTTGAATACGCTGGGTGCTGGCCTTCACCTCAACCTTCGCGGGGGGAACACCGGGACGATCATTTAATTTCTTTAACAGGTCTATTCTTTCAAGGATCTTCGGTCCAGTCTTCTTGTCAAAGACCTTCACGTCCCTCACCCCATTGACCATAATAAAGAATGTCGGTTTACCTCCCTTCAGTTCCCTTGGGGCTGGGACATTGTACATATTCTGGAGTAAGTTGTTGTTAGCCCCGGCAGCAGTACCTACCTTGGAGGCCATTAGTACTTCATCCTGATCGGTTATTGGCAACTCATAAACCACCTGACCATCCAGCCCTCCCTCTCTGGTATCATCTACAAAGAGTTCCCTGTAGAACGGGAGGTAGTCACTGTTATCTCTCCATATCTGGGCTGCTTCCGTTGAGATCAGGTTCGCATCTTGCATCATTAAGATCAGGGCATTGTTCAGTTTCTGGTAGTCATCATAAACTTGTTTAATCACAGAGTTACCATCGGCATCCTGATACTGTGGCTTATCCGCTATCGCTAAACCCTGCTCTATCATCTCGTCTGTCATCATAAACTCACGCCCCTTGGGGTGTGCTGGCGTTGGCTCCTTCAGGCGCTTGGCCCTTCTCGCAGCGGCATAGAGTCCCCATGCCTCAAAGGAACCATACTTACGGAGATCATAAAGAGGATAGACTATCTGCATGAAGCCCTTCACTTCATCACTTGGCGCATACCCGGCACGGGCCTTGAGATCAGATAACTCCTGCCTTAATATCGTCTGTAGTTCAGGAGGCGCTGCCTCTACTATCCTTGAATTGATGGCATGGAACATCCCACGGCTGTACATCAGAGGACCAACCGTCATCCACTGCTGCATCAAACCAGAAGATCTGTCGAGCATAGCCATCATGGCTGCCGCACTGGAGTCAGCATAGATATTGGCGTAGAGGTCGGGGAACTTCTTCCTTAATGCCACTTCAACAGCGCGTACCCCTTCCCACCTGTCCACAAAATTCCACCGCCAACGGCTCGGGCGAGAGAAGCTCTCGCTATAACGGAACATACCAAGGACATATTCCCCCAGAGTCTTGCGCTCTTTCTTGGTAGAGCCCATCACGTCGGCCAGCATCGCCCGATCAGAGGCATCAAGACCTTCGGGATTATTTATCTGGAGATGGCGCTTCTCTTTCTGGGACAGCTTGAGGATGGGCTTGTTGGCATTGGCACCGTTGGCCTCCCTCTTTGCAGTTAAGCTGACAGCGGGGCTAATAATCTGAGTCGGGCGCACATTGTACTTACCCACTTCTACGGGAAGTGCGTATGCAGTTACGAGAGAGGCAAAGTTTTTGTTACTTAACTCTCGATTGAGGGGGAAGATTGCATTAAAGTTAATTGGTTGCAGGACAATAGTACCGGGGGTAGCCCACCGATCATACCACCAGCGGATTACAAGTTTCTTCCCCCGTATATTATCAGTGTAGTCATCTGTCTCGTATACCTCAAACCCTGCTTCCTTCAGGGTGCCCTCAATCCTGTTGGCGTTGTACATATTGAGGATACCGGACACAAAGGAGTCCACGGAGTTATAATTGGTGTTCTCAACGATGTCGTCCAGATGTAAGGCGACGTGCTCCTGCCCCCAGCCAACATCTTTTCTAAGGCTTTCCGAGTATTCATTTTTCCCAGAAAGCAGGAGTACAGGATATTTCTTGCCCCCTATTACAACAGGAGTAACCCCTCCATTGTACTTTTTAAGAGGGACGAAATTTGCGGGGGTTACATTATGGAAACCAGAGAAACTTCTCTGAAGATTTTGCCCCTCCCGTTCCGTTAAGGGGCGATCTCTACGGCCAGAGATAAGTTTCTCATCGACAGCACGCCTGCGTGGCCGTACCTCTTCTTCCTGTATTACAGCCTCTCCTTGTGGAGGCGGTAGAGACAGCCCTTCACTCCCCGGCAGTTCCGCCAGAGAAGCGTCTACTGTAGCATCGTTAACCATGACAAACTCAAGCGGGAGAAGGTCAACCTTCTGTTCAGAGAAACCACGTTCCCGCAGAGACAACCCGGCGACTCCTTCACGAGCATTAACCCAGCTATTCTGGCCCCTTGTCTCTGATGTTAAAGCCCACCTAGCCCACGGGTTATCGGTCATTAACATATGATTACGCCAGGCAGCCTCTTCTCCTCGTTGCCCGAAAGTAACAGGCGACATCGTATGTGCGTAGTAATCATGGACGGCGCGAAGAAGATCGTTGTAAACAAGAGGACGACCATTCATATCAGTGCGCCCGCTGTCGGCAAGCAACGGATGATTATCGTAGGTTACGCCGGGTGGCCCAAATTCCCCGGCGTCAGTGGCCTTGATATACAGGTGGTTGTTGAAGAGAACGTCCTCCCGCATCTTGGCAGACATTCTCTTGCCCCCGTAAGGCTGCCCATCCCCAGGCCATACTTCTATCTTAATGGGCATCGCATCGAACTGTAGTAAAAGCTCTTGAGCTAATTGTTCGTAAGCATGTCGAACTATCGGATCATCCAAACCATCCAAGCGCAGAGCATCATACGCATCTGCGATACGCCGTTGAACTCGTTGCTTCTCTGGAGTTATTGTTAGTGCTTGTTGGGAAGGCTGGAATAAACGATTAACTAAACGGGATGCTACCCTTAACGTGGACGCCGACGCCCTGTCGTTTGACGGGGGACGAAATCTACCCTGTATGTCTCCGTAGCTGTGGGTTGCTCCCCGTCCTCTTCCGTAGGCCCAGAGTCTGGAAATATCTCTCCTAGTATTTTGTACCCTTCCTCCCAAGGATTTCCTTGCGCGTTGCGTAGCCTTGATAAAATCGTTGAATTGGTCGGCATTTGTTGGGTCTCCTACTAAGTAAGCCTCAAGGTACTGATCTGTTACCGTCAGTCCAGCAAGACCAGAAGAGTCTATCACCTTCTGTATCTCTTTTCTAGACAGCGGTTCTTTCAGATTAAATCTAACAGTAGCCGTATTGTATGATCCATCTTCGTACTGATGGCCTGCGATAGTTCTGGGCTGTTTCTCGCCACGCACATGGATTTGTGCCTGATTAAAGTTGGTGCCAAATTTAGCGAGGGCAGATAAAACCCTTGGCCTGTCTGCCTCTCGGAAGGATAGGGTTACACCTAATGATGGCATAAGAAATATTGGCTGATTTAATATTGTTAGTAAGATAACTCAGTGCATCCCCGGCGATCTCTTGCAAAAGAATTACAGCACTCTGATCCCCGGTATTAGCCTCCTTCGTTAGACGATCAAGTCCCGGTATGGCTTCATTAGAAACAGCCAGATTAACCATGATTTCTGACCGCATCCTTTGCGCGCTGCGAGCAGCAGCAACCTTATCCAATCGTTTAGCGGCACGGTTCAGATGCGGGCGCAACGATGGATTAATGTCATACGCGCTCCCTTCAATGGGGGCTTCCCGTTCTCCTATGGTTTCATTAATCTCCAGTAACGGATCTGCATAGCCTGCCCCCTCCAGCACCCCTCTGTAGGGAGCAGAAAGAAACAGCTTCTCAAAATCAGGGACACCACCGATACGATCATGTGTAAAATCACCGCTTTGAAGTATTTGTATCGCGCTCCTGTCCTCAATTCTGGAGTCTGCCATCTCATAAAGAGCTTTGGCCCATGACCATACGGTCTCTTGTATTTCAGCAGGAGACCATTGTTCAGGGCCAGATAGGTAGCCCCCTTCCCCGGCAATCGGACGTTCTGATTGAGCGCAAGAAGGTTCGGATCGATGTCTGAGTAAGTGGCCATCCAAGCATCGTTAGTTACCTCGTCCATAAACCCAAGAAGATTGAGCATGAACGAATTAGCTTTAGGCCCAGACAAAACCACTCTGGTCGGGTCTGGCGCCGTTAAAGCCTTGACTGTATTATTCCTCCATGCACCAAGGACACTGGCTTCTCCTTTGTGCCCCTGTACATTGTCTCCCATGATACGGATGATGCTTGCTCTGTCAGTTGGACGGCCTTCAGCAGTCCACGCAGCCCACACCCGGAGGGAGTTTATTGCATCACTCTCGACTGAAGTTCGAGGAGATAACGCAGCCAGAAGAGCAGTGAATCTTGGTGCATCAGGGCCAAAAATCTTTGCAATCGCCCGTTCGCTATACCTATACCATCCTCGTTTGACTCTTCCTGACAATGCAACTGCCGCCATCTCCAGTGGCTGTGGCAGTGTCTTGTAACTCTCTACAAGATTACGGGCAGTTGTTTCTGTAAGAATAATCTGCTCATCTGGGCGAAGAAACTTCAACAATGGCGCAAGCCCCGGTACTTTTCTCCTTAGTTCCGCGATCTCTCTCTTGTCCATCTTGGAGAGTTCGTATTCCTGCGGAGGCACTTCAGGAGTACGCGCAGCAGCCTGCGCTGCCGCTTCTTCAAACAGCGGCTCTTCAGCAGCCGCTTCCTCCACCTCTCTTGCTATTGCCTCTGGATCAATCGCCCTCTTTCTTGGCCTTGCCTCTTCAGGCAGATCAACATCTCTCTGACCGGCGGTGATCTCCATCTGAGGAACACGCCTCTGAGGAACACGACCCTCCACAATAGGAGTGAAACGTGCTGTGAAGTACATCGCATCCGCTGGCGACAAGGACGACATGCCCCGGAAGAAATCTATAATCCTTCTAAACAGAGAGCGCGGCTTACCGACAACCTTTAGCCTGCCCGCTGCAAAATCTCGAAACGCCTCTGCTGTCGCCTCTTCGACAATGGCGTCCTCGTCTACAACAGTCTCATCTTTCTCATTCTTCTTCTGGTAATCCGGGTGTTCACTGTACTGCCTGTGCGCCTGCTCCAGATAGGTCATGCCTGTGTCGGGCACCTTGGCTCGTGACACAAACACGCCTAGCAGCCCCATATCAGCTTTAGTTAAGACGCCCAACTCAACGAGGGCATGAATTACCTCGTGGTCTAGGGTTTCTCCCAATATGGCAGTGGCCTGTTCGGGAGTAGCGTTCTCCGGTATCTTCTCCAGAGCCAGCCGCATCAGCCGTTTGCCGTAGTCTCCCTTGTCTCCCCCCTCCAGCCTCTCTACCAGTTCCAGTGCAATCTTGTTGGAGGCTATACCTGCCCCGCGCAAGCGGGCGGCGAGCCTCTTTCTAAGACCCGGCATCAATGGCTGTGCTTCCCTTATGGCATAGTCAGCTACCCGCCATTTCTCCCCTCCTGGCCGGCCCCGCACCTTGATCAGATCACCACGCTCCACAGCCGCACTGAGGATGGCGTCGGTGTTCTTTATCCTTCCCCCAAGCACCTCGGTCACGTCTGACTTCTGTATCTCCCCCTCACGCAGCGGGGTCTGGTATGGCTTGACCTGGATCTTGGTTCCCTCCTTATCCTTCAGATTGTTTCTGAAGGCTTCTGCTCGCTGCTTGGAGAGGAAGCGGGAACCTCCGTGAACAGACTTCCCAGCCTTTGGCCCGGCCTTATACACCACCTTCCACCATGCGCTACGCTCTCCCTGCCTGCGGGCAGAGGTGATAACAGCATTGTACTGAGGAGCAGTGAAGGGCTTGCGCTTTGGCACTGGGATAGACTGGCGTTCTTCACCCGGTAATGTTGCGCCCAGTTCTTCCAGTCTTTCTCTCAGGACACCTAACTGACCACCCCCCATTGTCTTCCAGCTATTCTTCTTTGAGCGCCCACCCGCTACACGTCTAGCAAAATCCTGAAACGCCTGATCATCATTCTTTATATTGCGGGCTGCGGTAAGCTGTTGAATACTTTTTACTGAAACCTCTTCTGCCCCCCTAATTCCTTTCAGATAGGCACTTATGGTTTTGTCTTTGAGGCCAGCGAGCGACATCTCTTCAACGGCAACCATGCCCGCCGCCAAGCGTGGAGCCTCGTCTTTGTTATTGCCTCGCCAACTGATAATCTTTTCCTGATGGACTAGGGAGAGTTCATTGAATGGGATGGTGGTATCAGCATCTGCCGCGCGAGCAGCCCGAGCCAAGTCCGGGTTATCATCTGGATGCACTGGGAATATCGCCGCACGCGCCCTCAGTTCAAGCTCTATCTTCTCCTGACGGGCAAAGTTGGCATCAAGCTCTCCAACAAACGCTTCCCTTGCGCCCTCGGCTCTGGCCTCATTGTCTATAACCGGGGTGATTGGTATCCCTGCCTTAGTCTCGACACGCCATCCAGAGAAATCTGCGCCAGTGTCATCAGTGCCTGCGAAAGCAACAACAGGATAATCATCTATATTTGTGCTGGGTCTTCCGTCCACCATTGACATGGGTGTGTCTTGGGCGAATTGCCGAACCTGCTGTTGTGCAAATGCAACGGGGTCTAGGTCTGCCCCTATCGGGGCATCGTAGTCCTCTCGTGCGAGAGGTGCTGGTTCTGCGGGGATATCTGTGGGGTCTCTGGGGTCTGGTGCTACACGGGGACGAGTGCTTGCAATAACAGCTTCTATAGAGCCGGGGAGCAGTGCAGCAATCGCCTCAAGCCCGACCTCGCCGGGTTTCGTGATCTCACCTTCGGTACGAACCTGCGCTACTGCTTCACCTGCTCCACCGCCAAGCGCCTGGGCGAGTAGCTCTACACCAGCACCAGCTACCTTGGGGGCTAATGGCAGTTCTCTACCCGTTGCCCTCATTGCTGCGCGAGCAGCCTGTTGGCCCACTTGCGCCTCAGTAGCAACCCCTGTCTCCCACGCTGCCCGTCTGGCTACATCTGCGGCGGTGCGGCCTGCTTCACTGGCTGCTTCGAAAGCCTTCGTACCGGCAAGAGTCTTAACTGTCGGGCCGAACAAACGGCCAGCAACACCTGCGGTCAGCGCGTCAAACAGGGCAATAGGAACGCCCCGGTTTATCGCAAACTTCTTTGCAACCTCCATTTTCTGGGGGTTGTTTAGAAACTCCAGTACCTGCTCCTCACTCTGTGTGTCAGTACCCGCTTCGTTCATCGCATCCACAATGGAGAGCGAATATTCAACGGAGAGACTACCAGTACCAGCACCTGTGGCTGCGCCTAATGCACCTCCAACAGGCCCACCAATGAGGGTGCCGCCAGCCAGACCGGCAACAAACCCGACAAGACCGGGGATGGACGAGACGAGACTGCTTATGGTGATATCCCACACAGCGGCTGGGTTGGTGATGATCTCCTTCGCAGCTTCCGCCCAGGTCTCAGCCTCTTGTATCTCCTGAAGCCCCTGCTGTGCGATATCACTCATCGGGATTTCAGCGATATCCCGCCGCTGCTGGGCTATTGACTCAGCCATCTCCTCCTTGGAACGCCAGCCCAACATGTTCCCCATGATAGCTTCGGTAATCTGGAGTTGATTCCAACCCCGCTGCACAGGCGCACCAATGTTTTCGTATGCCCAGCTATACTCCTCCTCTTCCTCTTGGGGAGCAGCAAAAAGACGTTCACTTTGCTGTTGAGCATAGCGAATGACCTGCTCTTCCGTCGCCCCTTCGGGCGCGGTGACTATAATTTTTCGTCCACTTGGATCGTTAACTGTCCATTCAGGCATAAGCTACTCTCATTTCAGCAACTTAATAGAGGTGCATTTGCACTTCTGTTACGGCTTACTGGTTATTTATTCGGGTGAATTTTATTCAATTCTTGCCCCCCAACCTTCTATACCCGATCCAAACTGTTCCATATAAAACCGTGCCCAGTCGGTTTGGATTTTCAGTTTCTTATTAGCCAGCAAGAAGGCTTGTTCAAAGTCTGGCTGTTTTATGTTTTGCAAAAGTTCTATCCCCTCGGCACTGTCTATTTTTACACCGGGATAAAGAAGTTTGAAGGTTTTCCTAACACCTTCGTGGTCTAGAATGGCCGATTTAGCCTTCTCCCAGGCTGCGCCTGCCTCTTCCACAGCGCTCTGATAATCATCTCTATGCTTTATAGGAGTGCCTTGAGCCGTATAACTGGTAGCTTGAGATTTCAGGAGCTTTAAGTGTTTCTCATACCAAGGGAGTTCTCTCCACTGACTGACAGAATACTTTCCATCAATAGAATAGAACCATTCATCCATAGCTGCGCGAGCAGCCTGTTGGTCCTCTTGCGTTACCGCAGCGCGTTCCGCCGCTAACAGTTCATCGTACTTCGTCCTCTGCATATCCTTCAGCAGTCTCTCATTTGCATCTGGCCTCCCGTGCTGGGCGGCATAGGCTTGAGCCATAGCTGCCAGGTTCTGTGCGCTCGCCGCCATTATACTGACCTTGAGTTTCCCCCGCGCGAGGTTGGCTGCATAAGCCTTATCCTCGTATTCCCGACCCGCTGCTATTGCACCCGTCTTATATTCATAGGCTGACTTTGCTAAAGCAATATTCGCAGTATCGGTGGTGTTCGCAAGATCAGTACGCATCGTTTCCAACGCAGTCGTGTTGGTTAATAAGGTGTTGATACTCTTGGCATAATCTTCGCGGTACTTATCCTTAACCTTCATGCCAGCTTCAATGAAAGCTGCACCTGCTTGATGCCAAGTCGGGTTACCTAATAGGGCGCCCCCCGCTGTCATCAGTAAATCATTTACATATTGGCTCTGCAATTCTTCTGGGAGCTTGCCCCCTTTGGCAAACTTCTTGGCATCGGCCATAACCGCTTCGATTCTGCCTATAGAATCTCTGGACCTCTGCTCCATTCCCTTTATGGTCTCTCTTGAATTATTGATGAGGTCGGTCACTGGCAGTTGCAAGTCTGCTATAAGTTTCGTGGCACCAGCTTTTATCTCGTCGGAAGACTGGCTTGGAATATTTTCCAAGACAGCTAGATTACTTTCTTGAATGGCTGCACTATCAAGAACAGATTCAAAACCCCTACCGGGTGGGTCAACATCCACTCTACTAACTATTGGAGACCGCCAAACATCATCAGGCTGCACACTAGCACCTGATATACTCTCCCCGAGGTCACCGCTGAGGGCGGCGCGTTCGGCGTCGGCGTCGGCTTCGCGTTCGGCGTCGGCGGCCTTGCGCGCTTCCACTGCGGCTTTAATAACGTTGGCATCCACGGCGTACGGATCTATCCCAACCGGCGCGTCGGCGTCTCCACCTGCGTCAGTTACCGCCGTCCCAGAATAGTCTGGTTGAGGGAGCAGACTCTTCGGCGCGGCGATATTTACCCCGCGACTCAGAAGTATGTCATAATGTGTCCTCAAGTCACGGAGCACGCCCGAGTGGGGATCAGGAATCGCGGCAAGTCTGTCGAACCTCTCGCGGATTTCCGATGTCTCCCTCAGCGCAGGAGTCGGAAAAGGCCCACTTGAACCCAAAAAACTGGGGCGTCCCCGTTCGTATGGCTCGCGTTCACTGGGTGATGTTGGGGGGGTAAAAGCTGGCGCATACGTCCCACTGCTACCAGGGAGCCAGCCCACAGGATTCTGCATCCTGACTGTCGGCAGGTTATTAACGTAACCACCATCGTTAGCGTACCGCTTTACAAAGCTCACTCCTGTTCCATAAGGACTGTCTGCTGCCCCATATCTCTTGACGAGAGGCATCCCCATAGCAGCTAGTTCTCTACTCTGTTTTCCTCTCTGCGCCAACAGCGCAGCAAGACCATATTTGAGTGGATCATAATCTCTGCCCGTGCGGCCTTTCTCATAATTATACCTCTTTGCCATCTCAGCACGTTGGGCTTCTTTTGCGGAAGCCATGATACCTGCTTCCGTCATGGGAAGAGCGTCGAGAGAAGCACCACCCAAAGCCCTCCTAACTGTAGGCAAGTTTCCTGCATAACCACCACGGGCTGCTACAGCCATAGGAATCTGAGTGGGTTGCTGTGGAGGTTGGGGTGCAGGCTGCGCTGCAATCTGGGAGGGAACATTAGGAAAGCCGGGAGACATCGGTCTGTTCTGAGCGAAGGAGCCTTGCGAGGATATTTCTGGTTGCTCAGTTACCATACGCTCATAGACACTCCCTGCCTGCTGAGAGCTTCGCCCCTCTGCCATCTGCGCCTGAACAACCTTCTCCATTTCCTCTAATTCCTTGACACGAGCAGCAACAAGGTAAAGAGGAAAGAGACCTGATGGATTTCTTAGTTCTTCGGTGACTCTTTCTTTGGGGAGTCCCTTTAGAATATTTTCTTTTTCAACGATGGATACTGGAAGTGTCATTGCTCAACCCCCCATCACGCTGCGAGCCAACCCTAGACCACCAAGGCCATAGCCCATCATTTGTTGGCCAATACTTGGCTGCGCCTGGTAAGTGCTAACTTCAGAAGAAGGAGTGACGGGAGCCCCATGCAGGATACCTCCGTAGTAGGCAAGCTGTTGCCGTGGGAAGTCCCGTTGCGAGATGAAGTCTGACAGCCCCACATCCAGTTGCTGCTGCTCAAAGGCTCTCTGTTGTTCTCCTACCTGCCTAAGAACATCAGCGCCACGCAAACCAAGAGCCTGTTCCTGTGCGCCTAACGCTGCTAACGCAGGCGCTGCACGAAGGCCAAGCTCTTCGCCTGCAATTCCAAGACGGGCTTGTTGCTGCGCTGCCTCTTCGCGCAAACCCTCGGCTTGTAACTGAGTTCTGGCCTGTTGTTGCATTGCTTGCTCTCTTAAACCCTGCGATCTGAGCAATGCTTGCCGATCCTGTTCAAATACGCCCGTTGCTTCACGGTACGCCTGCGCCCGCTGAGTGGCCTCAATGTCCCCAAGCCTCTCTTCCATTCTTCCTCTAGCAGAAGCCTCAGTTACTCCAGCGCGATAACCACCAAATGCTCCCTGACCGACGGCCTTAGCCGCAAGCTGCGGCACAAAATCTTCTTCAAACTGACGGCGTGCGCGTCTCTGCTGCACGTCAATCACATTCTCTATGAAGGGGTTCATGTACTGCGAGGCAACACCCGGAGCTACAAAGGAGCCCGGCGTAAATTCACCGGGGGCGGCTACCGGAGAAAAATCCCCCGGAGTATAACCGGGGCGGAATGCGGCTGCATCCTCAAGCCTTTGGGTGGCAGTACCCAGTTGTCCGGGCACGCCCTGTCGGGCGACACCTGATGCTATAGCAAATGACTCTTGCTGCTCAGGCGTGAACTCAGCAAGCCTCTGCCCCGGAAAGGCTTCGTATGGCCGCAGGCTCTCAGCCTCTGTCCTCTCCAAGACGTTCTCAAAGAAGGGCCGCACATATTCAGGCAGGTTTGTCTGCGTCACCGTCGATGTAGTCTGCGTCGGAGGCCCTGGGCCTCCACCACCTTTACCCATCATTTTTCTCCTCGAACATTTTTTCAAAAACAGTGTATTCAGGTGTCCAGCCATGCGTGGCTAACACTTTGGAGAACCCTTTACGACCAGTCATTTCTACACCCGCGCAATGATTATCCTTGGCCCATTGCTCCAACGTCTCCAGCATCGGATCACGCCACTGCATAATATCTCTGCCGCCTAAGAATTGGCCGGCCAACATACGTTTATCTGGATAATCGATAAACCTAGTAGTGAGCGCTGCTACAATCTCCTTGTCATCATCAAAGACAATCCAGAGATGCTGCTGAAAGTTTACAATCTCTCTAAGAATACTCTCCATTGTGAAGCGGCCATGCGCCGTGTGGAGAGACTTCCGAAGTATCGACTCTACCCTGTCCCAAACAGCAGATACATAGTTAGGGTCTACCAGTGATACTTCAGCCATAAACCCTGCGTAGCTGTTCCTCTTCCTGGCCACGAACTATGGCACCATTCTGTGGAGTTCCAGCCATGCCTGCCGCCATCGCCCTGCGTGATAAACTGTCCGCAGGTTCTATATACTCGTTCTCCCCAACCAACAGGTTGGCTGTCTGCTTACCAGTGGTGGGGTCAACGATCTTACCCGGTATAACATCTGGGCCTTGCTGCGCCATCGCTTCCTCTTCTGTCATACCAACAGTGGTCTCTCCACTCGCCGTCTGTACCAGACCGCCGTTCTCTCGCTCACCACCTACCAGCGCCTGTAATTGCCGGAATGCTTGAGGCCCGAAGGTGTCAATGAATTCTGTAATAGCAGATTGCGCCGGCTCTGGCTCAAGCTCACCCTGCAAAGCGAGAACAGCCCGATCAAAGATAACCCGTTCTACGGGATTCTGCGGTTGGTCTGGTGCTGGCACAACCATCTCTCTCTCCGCTACCACTTCCTGCATGTCGGGAGTGGAGACTTCCATGATGCCAGTCTTCGATATCTCTGGCTCTCCAGCCACACCGCCATCACGTTTATTAATAATCTTATCGAACCAAAGGTTCGCTTGGTCAGCTACATCGAGACCCGTGTCGAGTGGACTAAACTTCTCGAACCAACGGTTCACTTGGCCAGCTACATCGAGACCCGTGTCGAGTGGACTAAACTTATCGAACCAACGGTTCGCTTGGCCAGCTACATCGAGACCCGTGTCGAGTGGACTAAACTTATCGAACCAACGGTTCGCTTGGCCAGCTACATCAGACCAGCGGTGCCGAGAATCAATGCCTGCCAACCCACCATTAGCCCTGCGGTAAACCCGCTCCCTCATCATCGGATCAGCTACATCAGACCAGCGGTACTGAGGGTCTATGCCTGCCAGACCGCCGTTCGCTCTACGATAAACTTGCTCCCTCATCGTCGGGTCAGGCGTATCAGACCAGCGGTACTGGGGGTCTATAAGATTACCAACGGGGCCACCATGAGCAGCCATCGCTGTTTGCTGTGGCCGTACCATCGGCAGCTTATCTGGAGAAATGCTAGAAGTATAATAACCGAGTTGTTGTTTGGGTTGCGCCCTCTGTTGCATGGGGTTCTGATTAAACGGCGTGGCTCCAGCCTGCCGTTGACCACCAAGACCAGCACCCATCATTGCTAGTTGATTGAGAGTTTGAGACCCCTGTCGCTGCTGCTGTTGGCCGCGCGGAATATCAATTTGCTTGTACCCAGACTGCGCCATGATTGTCGGCATTCCGCCTGCATAGCCGCCGCCGTTCCCGTAAGAGCCTGCATAGCCGCCGCCGTAAGGGAGGTACTGGAACTGCGGGTCCACGCCCGGTCGGTATCCTTCAGGTGGTGAGGCGACTGGCCGCTCATCTGGGCGATATGGACCTTCATAATTATAAGAGCCAATACCATCTATTTCATCCCAATTATATTGAGGCTCATCAAATAAATTAAAAGCTCCACCACCAATGCCGGCAGCCGCCGCCAGTCCCGGCATGGCTACCTCTTGCCAGCCAACTGTACCCGGCGTGGATGCCCACTGTGTGGGATCGAAGCTCCCAAGCCCCTCGCCAAGTGCGGCCCAAGTTGGATCGGCAGCAAACGCTTGTTTGCCCGCTGCCATCATAGCAGCGTCTTTCGTGGCGGGTGCGCCATATTGTAAAGCTAACTTCGCGGACGCATCGACGGGAAGACCTGCAGTAAGACTTGAGAAAGCATTAGGGGCTACAACATTTCCCCCTGCTCCAGCCAGTGATTGGTACATCCCTTCTCCTACAGCACGCTGACTAGCGGCGCCAGCGGCCTGTGTCGCTGTTTCAGCCGCAGCAACCTCTCCAGCACCACCAAATACACTCCCAAGTTGTCCAGCACCCCAGCCGCCAAGACCAGCGAGGAATGCTTTCCCCACGTCAACCCCCTCACCTTCTACTGCCTGACCAGCCAAGCTGCCAGCGCCTGAAGCTAATCCAAGCGCCCAAGGTGCGGCAGTGCCGCCACTAGCCACTGTCAGGCCAATGCCAGCAATTATTGGCAGTAGGCTACTCCAGATACCTGCTTCAGGTAGTCCCGTAGCAGGATTGATAGCCATGCCATTGGCACGAAGTCCACCGATACCAGACGCAGCCAATGCGTTCAGCGCATTCACTTCATTCTGTGTCATGTGGACAAGCCTGTCATGGGCATCTTGAACCATGCCGCCTGTATTCATGCCAACTACAGGGGCTTCGTGCCTAAACAGTGATTCCATCTGTTTCCTCCAAGTTCGATTATCACGCACCGCCGGTCCCGGCGCATACGGAGCACTGTATGTCTGCGCGAGAGCCGGATACTGCTCTATATATTTTTGACGTGCGAGTTCCTGTCCTCTGTTCAAGAGAAGTGTATGAAATTTATTGACAGGGGCCGGGTTAGTATCCTGCGCGGCGAGCTTCCTCATCGGAAGATCGGGATGCCGCAAATCCTCGCGTCTGGTGATTGGTTCATTCAGCTTTTGAGCCTCACGCAGAATCCCCCTCCGTCTCTCTCTCTCTTCATCGGATGCCTCTGACCAGTCCAATCTGTCTGAACTTTGGTCGGGGGCTGCTCGCCGCAGAACCTCATGGATTAAACTCCCTAGCCCGGCTTTGGCCATCCCTCGGTGGCGATATTCGTGGGCGCCTACACCAGAGCCTATGTCGCCCGTGTGCCAAACAGTGTCGGTACTGGGGGTGTAGGTGCCAAATACATTCCATAAGCGACCATCGCTTTTTTCTTGAGTATGATACGGCGTTGTTTCCAAATTCAAACCCGGCGCAAACATACCCAGCTTGGCAAGAAAATCGTTTTCCATCTGTGGCGCATGGGCTATTTCGTATTCCGTTTGTGCGAGCCTGATGGCCGGATGGTCGCTCGGAGGTCTCTGGACAACAGGCATCGACCGTATCCGTGACGTGAGCGATGTTGGGGGGGCTGAGTAATATCGGTCAGTCATGGACTTCTCCTAAGCAATCACAACAGTGACGCTGCCGACAGCAGCGGTACTGGTAGTTCCTGCGGGGTAGGGGTAAGCCAAATAATCAAGTTATTTCCAGATAGCTACCAATGACATGCAGCCGGTTTGCATTCGCAGCCGTTACCTTCAGTACCTCGGATTCTTGAATAACCAAAGGCTGCGTCAGAAGCTCCGCCGTTCCATTCGCCGTCGTCGCTTTCACATTATAAAGCACAAACACTGCCGAAGCAGAATCAGTGACAGTCACCGTTATAGTG